CAGGGCCGCGTACAACGTGGCGATGGCCGGCAGGACGATGATGACCACCCACTTGAGAATGTCATACAGCTTGTCAGGGATTTTCATGGTTTGCTCCTTTCTGTGCCCGATTCGGGCACCACAAAAATTAATGATTGTTTTCCAGGTCCGCGATGCGGTGGTTGGCAACCTTGATCTGCTCCTCCAGCACCGGGACGCGCCGCGCAAAATTGTTGTGCTCCCGAACCTCTCTGGTCAGCTCCTCCAGCTTAGTGTCGGTGACGGCCTGATGCGTATCCAGCTTGGCCTGCACATCCCGGGTGGTCTTGTTGCTGGTGATGATTACCCCCAGCAGCGACAAGCCGCCGGTAATCAGGGCCACAATGATAGTTTCCGTCATGTTCATTCCTTTCCTGCCGCCAGCAGAGCGGCAAACATAAACCCCAAGCACGATGATGCGGGGATAATCAATAACAGCCACAAGGGATTCATAGCATACCTCCTCATTTCCATGTGCCGGTGATCCTGTGCCAGAACGTACCGGCCCCGCCGTGTTGATTGCTGAAATAGATCGCCTTGAAATTCGCCGAGTCAGCGCTGCCGGATGCAAAGGACACGCCGGTGCCCCACACACAGTTGCACTGCACATCCTGTATGTTCTTGAGCAGATTCGATGGCAATGCTATCGTGTACGCCCTGTAGTACCAGCCGTTTATCTGCCCGGTCGTGCCCATGTTACTGGAGGTCGTCTGCCGCCAAAGCTCCAGCTTCCCGCTGTTCCACTTCTCGTAGTGCCAGGAGCTGGATGTGCCGCGCTCCTCCACATAATCCTTCTGTGCCGGGATGCCCATATCCGAAAACAGCTCCGACAGTTTCCGTTTATACAGCCAGCCGTTGGCGTCAAATACGCATACATAGGGCGGCGCTTTCCCCAAGTCCGTGGTCGCCGTGGCCTGCAGCCATGTGCCGGTGATATATTTCCCGGTAAGATTCTCGGGCAGTGTCACGTTGCCATTGGTGTCGATCTTGAGGGAACTGTCCCAGGTCAGGCCAAGGGCTAACTTATTGCTGGCCTGCTGCGCCTGCAAATGCCACTGGTTGGTGCCGTCATTCAGTCCATACCAGGGGTTGCTGCTAACTTCTTGATTTACTGGTTTTTCAAAGTGGCTGTACAAGCCCACCTGGAAGGTGTTATTCTTGTCGCACTCACGACCCACGCCAATAGACTTTTTGGACTTGGCTAAATCCATCAAAATAAACGCCGCAGGCAGGTCTCGGATGGTTGATTCGACACTCTCAAATTTGTCCGTTGCCACTACGCGGACAGCGTACCTGGTATTGGTGTCGGCGGCAAATACCACGTACACATTGGCCGGACTATAATAGCCATTTGCCACACTTCCGGCATCCGTCCATGTCGCCGCGCTGTGTGCCCGATACTGCACCTTATAGGCCGCTGTATTTTTGCCGGATAGCTGGGTAATGGCGGCGCTAAAGGTCACCTTGCCGTAAGAACCAGCGCGATTGGCCGAGCCGTCTTGGTTACATCGGGTCGCAGAAATAGCCGATATAGTAGGCTTGCTATACGGCAGGACAGTAACGGGCTGCGTTTTGGTGGTGGTGGTGGTGGTGCGCCCTCGGCTATCCGTAACAGAGCAGGCAACGTCTACATTACCGGAGGATGGTAGATAATCCGTTGTCCCGCTGGATGTGGTAGCGGCGTAAAAATTGCCCACCTTGATGCTGTAAGACTTGATGGTGCTGCCCTGCGATCCGGCAGCGGTCAGTTCCACCTTGATCTTGCTACGCATCTGCACATAGTCGCCATATGTTGCACTGATCCCGGTGGGATCGCTAAGCGCCACAGACAAGGTAGGCGCGACACTTGTCGGTATGGATAGCTCTACGACACACTCCGAGCGGCCTACATAGGTGTTGCCATTGTAGGTCTTTGTGATAAGCGTCACCGTCAGCTTTGTGCTGTTGGGGGCATTGGTGGCCAGACTAACAGGCGGCTTCCAGTTATAGGTGAGCTTGCCGTCATATGCCGTGATCTGCACCTCGCTTTTGCTGCCGACCTTGTAATATAGCTTATCGGAGAAACTCGCGCTCTTGCGGTCGATCTTGACTGCAAGGGCCGAGCCAAGAGTACCGGTTTTGGGTGCCGACACTACCGATGCCCGGGGGATAGTGTCAAGTGTCAGCGTCTTTGTCTGCGTGATTACGCCCGCGCTGATCTCCGTATCCATCCACGTCCGTACCTTGACGCTTCCGGTGCCGTCCGGATTGTGGTTGACGGTGATGGTAGTGTCCAGGATGGTCTTGGTAGTATTTTGCGGCAGCGTAAACGCCACCGTGTGCTCCGTCTCCGTCCCACCGTTGAGGGTAATGTAGTAATACGCCTTATCACCGGGGGCATCGTTATAGCTGGATCCTGTCTGCTGTGATGTCCACTTAATGCGCACTCTTGAGGCATTATTGGTTATGCTTTGCCCTATCTGCTCCAGTGTTAGAGACTGATTTACGCTCATTGTTATACCTCTCTCTACGATATAATTACATCGCCATTATCGTCTGCCCGGATAATAACGTTGCCGATAATCAACACAGTAGTCTTGATTCGCTTTGCCTCCGCGCCCTCTGCCGTGATCTGCAATTCCGGGGTATTATTGCGGACAAACTGTAATACATCATTATCCAGCCGCAAAAGGATTTCGTTGCCACTCTCTCCGATAATCAAGCCATCGTCCGTAAAACGGAAAGCTTTGGTGATAGATTCATACTTGGCTTGCAAATCGCCGTCTACGTCATCAATTCGCTCGGTGACTTTGGTGATGTCGATGCCAAGCTGGTCGGTCAGCACGGAAAGCCTTGTGCTGACCTCCTCCTTGTAGCTCCCAAAATCCCCGGTTTTCACATAGTTTTCCAGCGCCGACAGGATGATGGAGTTGACATTCTGCTGCAGGTCGGTGATCTGCTGGGTGGTGGTTTGGGTTACCTGGCCTGCAGAATCGTCCACCCGCTCGATTAACTCCGCGCGCGTGTTTTCAATGCGCTCGTTTGTTTTTCGATCCGCATCAATTTGCGATCCGGTATATGTGCGGCTGGTCCCGCCCAACGTGATCTGTGTGTTGCCGGGGTCAAGAATATCCGGGGACAGCTCCATCAGCGGATAGGACGCGCTGTAGCCGTGTGGCGTACTGACCAGGGCGGTCATTCTGCCCACCCGGAAATGCTGGATGCCCTCTTGCCATCCCAAATCCACCGCCTTGCAGGTGATGGTTTCCGGCATAGACAGGCCGTTGTCAGCCAGCGCCGCTTTGGCCTTGGTTTGCAGATTTGCGGCCACGGTCACATCGTCCCACTTAATATGCCGGGTAATGCGCCCATATGTGGCCACGCCGGAATTGCTGTAGATGATTTTCCCGGACTTCACAAGGTCATCCGTCAAGTCACCGTCCGGCAGATTTCCGATAGTCAGGCCATCCTTGCCTTCCGGCAGGATAGCAGTGTAGATAGACGTGCCGTCAACCTCACTGGATAGGTCAAGCAGGTTTTCGGCAAATTTCACCGTCTGCGTATTTGTCAGCGGCAGTTCCGCATAATAGTCCAAATAATTGCCGTCATTCTCGTATCGGATCAGCAGATTCCCGCCCAGGGAAGATTTGAACAGCTTATCTGAAATAGTGGTCATCGCCGTGGCGTACTCATCAGAGCTGCGGGTGATGTAATTGTTCGGGTCGGACACGGTGACCACGCCGGGCTTGATCTGCTGCTCCGTGGACACTTGGCTGTTATGCTGCGCCAAAATCCAGCGGAAAAAGAAATCAACCACATTCCCGCTTGCGGCGGCGGCCTTATAGGAAGCGTCCTCCGCAAAGTCCTTCGGGAAGTTGAACGGCGGTATGATGCTGTCATTCAGCGCCGCCATAATGCCCTCTGTTTCGATTTTGTGCGCCCCGTAGAAGTCTTTTATATCGCTGGTTATTCTTCCCCTATATATAGGGAAAGTGCCGTCCAGCAGCTCCACAAGGCCGCTCATGCGGCGCAGATTGCTTAAATAGGGATGTTCTGCGTCCACCGTAAAGGACATTTCCCCGGCCTTGCTGACCGCCAGCTTAACAGAGGGGTCACGGACGATTAGTTTTTCGTCCGCAAGGCGCGGGTCATACAGGATATAGTTTTTGTATTTGAGTTGATACATTACAGGCTCGCCTCCTGGTATGTCACAGTGATGCTACCTGTGCCGCTTGCGACTTTTGCTTTCAGGGTGTTGCTTCCAGCCACAAGACGGATAGCGGGCAGAATATGATCTCCCGCGCTGATGTTGATTGTGCTGCTGCCCCAAAGCAAGGTGGTGTCCTGGGCCACCGTGATAGTAGGGATGACAGGCCGGCGCTCGTTGGGTAGGGATAGCTGTTTGTAGGCCGTGCCAAGGTCAGAGCGGGAAACCGTGGTTTTTGCGTTCTTGTATTTCCACGGGTCGCAGTCAACCGTGACCGGGATAGTCTGCATCATTTTGACAAGCTCCACCTGCCCAACGGAGCACCGCCCACTGTAAAAATGGGCGGTGTCCTCGGGGAATGTTATTTTAACGCGCTTGCCGTGGACTTTGTTGCAGAAATCGGAAATCGTAGCAGGCCATGTCTTGCCGCTCACCGTGTCCACGCCGGTGAGCTTCAGTGTAATAGTGCGGTTCTTATAGGTGACTTCTCCGGTCAGCACTTCAGACGCATCCAGCAGACCGTCCCGGCCCGGAACATCGATCATGTTCGTGCGGATCTCCGGAAGGGAAATGGACTTGCTTGCAAGCAGCAGGCCATATTCTGCGTAGGTATCTTTCCCGTCAAAAAATACTTTTCCAATCATACGGCCCTTGCCCTCCTCGCGTTGATTTTGGCCAGTTCTTCATCCATGCCTGGGGCAAGCAAACCGACAACCTGGCCACTGTCCATGATGACTTTCATATTTGCCAACATAGGCAAATACTGTTCCAGCAGCATTACAATTTTGCCAGAATCGCTGCCACCGCTTGTGCTTTCTGCTCCGTAAGAGCCACTTGTATAGTTTCTGCTGATGTTTGCATCTGCCGTAATGGTGCCAGCGTCAAAGCTCATGTTGCCTTCGATGTCCTTTTTCACCGATGAAAATTCATCGCTAAACCCTTCGCCCAAGCCTTCAGCCATAAAGCCGCCGATGCCGGCAAAGACCTTGGAAGGGGATGCAATACCCAGAATCTTCTTAACGCCGCCAACAAGCGCGTCCACTTTATCGTTAAACCAGTTCTTGATGTTGTCCCACATCCCGGCGATACCGTCTTTCAAGCCTTGGACAATGTTTCTGCCGATGCCGCCCCAATCATAATTTCGGAATGTGTCAACAATGGCCGCGATAATGCGCGGGACGGCCGCAATCAGTTCCGGGATTGCTCCGACAATGCCGGTAATCAGCGATACAATGATTTGCGGCGCCGCAAGAATGATTTTGTCAAGGTTGTTTACAATGCCGTTGATGAACGCAATAATCAGCGTAGGGATTGCCGCCACCAATTCCGGTATGCACTGGATAATTCCGTCTATCAGCGCAAACAGGAGATCGATTCCCATTTGGATAATGTTCGGCAACTCTACAATGATTGCGGCAAGCAAGTTGCCAATAATCAGAGGTACTGCCGCAATAAGCTGCGGGATCGCGTCAATCATCCCGTTTGCCAGCGTCATAATCAGCAGGATTGCCGTCTCGACAATTTGTGTTAAAAATTCAGGGTCTGTTATCTGCTGTATAACTGTCAGGGTTACTTGGATTAGAGCATCAATCAATGCCGGGAGATTGTCAATCAGCCCATTTGCAAGTTGCAGCACGATTTCAATAGAGGCAGCATTCAACGCCGGAAGATTTTGGATAATTGCATTTACAAGCGCCATAACAATATCTGCGCCTACCTGCACGATTTTAGGCAAGTACTCAAGGATTTTATTAAGCCCATCGCCCACAACGTTGCCCATTTCGTCCATCAATCCAGAAAGACCGCCGGTGCTAAATGCATCCGTCAGTTGAGATACATACCCCGTAAGCGTCTCGATGGCCTTTTGCGCTGGGCCGGAAAAAGTATCATAAAGAGTGATGCCAAATCCTTCTGTGGCAGATTTTAGGATAGTAATTGCGCCGTTCAGGTTGTTATTCATCGTGTCCGCCATGCTTTGCGCAGTACCGTCCGCATTGGCGATGGCGGATGTTAATTTCTCAAAATCGGAATCGGACGCATTGACGATGGCCAGCATGCCGGACATTGCTTCCTGACCGGCAATGGCCGCTGCCACGTTAGCTTTCTCTGCTTCGCTCAATCCGGCCATTTTATCGCGCAGGATCTGCATGGTCTCGCTAAATGGCTTCATGGTTCCATCAGCGTTTTGGATAGCATCCGCTGCATCCATGCCCAAGGAAGCAAACGCCTCTTGGACTTCCTTGGTCGGTTTGGCCAGCCTGGTAAGCATTGCGCGCATTGATGTGCCAGCTTGTTCCGCCTTGATTCCGCTGTTGGCCATCAAACCAAGGGCAACAGATACGTCCTCAATGCTATACCCCAAAGCGCCGGCAACAGGAGCAACGTATTTGAAGGAGCCGCCCAGCATGGATACGTTCGTATTTGCGCTATTTGACGCAGCGGCGAGCACATCAGCAAAATGCGCAGAATCAGAGGCCTGCAGTCCGAATGCCGTCAGTGCATCCGTTACAATGTCCGACGTTAACGCAAGATCTTCGCCAGACGCGGCAGCAAGATTCATAATTCCATCAATACCGTTTAGCATTTCCTCGGTTTTCCATCCTGCCATAGCCATGTAGGTAAAGGCATCAGCCGATTCGGATGCGGAGAACTTGGTTTTTGCACCCATTTCCTTTGCTTTATCTCGCAGAGCGTCTAAACTTTCTCCGGTTGCCCCAGAAATTGCCGCGACATTGGCCATAGACGAATCAAAATTACTACCGACATCAATGGCATATTTCCCGACCGCTGTAGCTGCTACGGATGCGGCGGCTATTGCTTTGGCTCCAAATTCAGCAACTTTTTTCGCAGCATTTGTAAACTTTCCGCCAAGCCGATTTGCGTTTTCGCCGATTTCCTCGATTTGATTGTTTACATCGCCAGAATCTACGGAAATTTTTACAAACAAATCAAGTAGATTCATGTGTCCACCTCGCTCTCTTTGTAAATTCTGAAAATTATTCGTGACATTCCATTGATAGTATGGTATGATATCGGCAAGGAGGGATTATTTATGATAAGTTTTAACAAAGATTCTGCTTGGGACTTAAAGCCGATTCCCGTTTCCGATGTGCGTGGTGAAGTGAATGGCTTGTTGATTGACGGGGAAGAAATCGCTGCCGCATTTAAGACCGTACGCGACCAGCTGATTTTTACTAACAAGCGAGTCATATCGGTTGATGTACAGGGGATTACAGGAAAGCGCAAGTCCTTCAGCTCTATGCCCTATTCGAAAGTGCAGTTTTTCTCCGTGCAAACCCCAGGCTTTGCCGAAATCATCCCGGATAGCGAACTTGTTCTGACATTCTCCAATGGTTATGTCGCAAAGTTTGAGTTTAAGGGAGGCACAGACATCGGGAAAATCGGAAGAATGATTTCTGATTATGTCCTCAAGTAACGCATATTCGCCCGCCGCCCCTTTACGGGGCGGCTTTTTTAACTTGTAACCCGCAACGATTGACAATATCGCTGGTGATTTCTTCACATGAGCGATTGTCTTTTTTGCTCACATCTATAATTTCAATGTATCGCTTATCGATTGAAACGCCCGCGCATCGCTCGCATATTGCTTTAAGCAGGTCAGCAGAATAAATTCGATATGCTTTTTCTTCTGCATCCTGCTTGTACCGCGCTACACAGTATGACAGAAATGGCTTTACTCTTTGGCTTCCACGATATTCTCCTGCACAGAGCCGGACGGCGTTTTTGCCGTCTCGGTCTGCGCAGATGTAAAAAGGTCCGTAAATGCCTCGTCTGTCATAAGCTCAGTAACATCAACCAGCAACTTGGCAAGCGTCAGCCCAGCGGCATATTTTTTTGCAGGCACGCCTTCCACAGCCGCCAAAATTGCGATCAGATCTTTCTTGTGTCTACGCAAAAGCAGCGGAGCAGATTTCTTAACCCTTGCCAATACAAAGTCCTTTGCATTTACGCCATCCGGGAGCTTTTGACGCTGAAACAACGCTGCGGCTTCTTTGTCCTCGGCTATGTTGGCAATAGGATCGATAATGTCTGCGATAACATCAAACACTCGCTCCCCTTTAATTTTTGACAGTTTCATGGTGTTACGCCTCCGCCGTACCGGCCTTGATGTAGATCTCAAATGGCACAGTGTCCTGTGCGCTCATGGAGTAGTGGGCCGTATACTCAAACGCGAACTGCCCCTTCGCCTTGTCGCTGGTCTTCAGCTGGAAGCCGCCGGTGGACAGTGCGTTCATCAGGTGGATGGCGATGAAGCCGCCATTTTTATCGCCGTTCTTGTCGGAGTAGTCGCCCACCAGCCAGATGTCGGCAAAGTCAGCGTCCGACAGATCGTTCCGAGGCGTGACCTTCCCATCGCTGGTACCCACATCAGCAGCACCGCAAAGGCTCTTTGCAATCTTGGTGTCTGCGTTAATGAACGTACCCGCAATCTTCGCCTCCCAGGAATCCACCCGTTTCAGTTCCTTCATGTTCTTGGGGCAGTTGTCGATGTCCTCTCCATAGTCCTTATAGGTGGGCGTTGCGGTAAAGCTAATGCCGCCGGTCGTCGCGCCAATCTGCCCCGATTCCCCGATGGTGCCGGTGGCCGGGGTAAAATCGGTAGTCAGAATACCGGCGTTTATCTGGAGCTTCTGAAATGCATCAGAGGGAATTTTTGTGAATTTCATATTTTCTTCCTTTCATCAGTTTTGCGATAGGTATTCCACCGTGATGTTGAGATACCTTCGCTTGATGTTTTTATCGCTTTCGTCCGCGATGTTCTGACACCACGGGGAGCCACGCTTGATCCACATTGCTCCGCCGTCATAGGCGACCATACAGCCGCCCATGCCGATTGCGTCGCTGATTTCTTGTGCCTTTGCGTTGGGCATCGCTTCGCTCTCGGTGTAATACCAGAGGTTGACCGTAAGCGCGGTCTCGCCGCTCTCCCATGATCCTGTGATAAGCTCATAGGTCAGCCACGGGAAGGTCGCGTCCTCCGGCACATTCGAGGTCGGATACGACGGGAGGAATTGGGAAAACCACGCATGGAGCGCCTTGTCCTTTGTCATTTTGGCAGCTCCTTTCGCTCCGCTGTGAAGAATTTTAGCGCCTTAATGATTGCACCCGCAGACCTCGGCGCGGCCTTTTCCTCTGGATTCGAGGTCACGCGATAGGTAATCCCCGTTTCCGTATCGCGGAAATAATCGTTATACTCGATGGGAACGCTCTGATTGACCAGCGCGGAATACACCGAGGTCACGCCCTCTTTTTCGGCTCTGCGGGCCTCCATCGAGGTGTCGAGCGCCTGATAGTTGAGAAATTCCGCGCCTTCGGCCCATGCGGTGATGTAGCCGCCTGCGCCATCCGGCGTTCGCGTCTTTTCCATCAGCACGCATTTGCTTGCGAAATCGTCAAGTAAACTCACGGTTCCACCCCCTTGAGCTTCCGCCAGTCATTCAATCGGCCCTTAAAAGCGCCCTGCCAGCCGTTTAACGCGTTGCTGTCGCTTCCTGCGCTGCGTTTGGTGTAAGAATAGCCCCCGAAGCTCTCGCTTTGATACGGGCTTGCAACGGCCTCCCCGTTCTTTTCTTCCCACGCGGCAATATCTTCGGCAAGCGTAACAACAGCCTTTGGCACCGCCAGCACCCACACCGTCCCGGTAAAGGTTTCATCCGTCAGGTCAACCGCCGGATACAGGTGCAATCCATCGTTGAACACGGAACCGCAGATGCGGAAATATTGATTGGTTTGGAGAAAGGGCAGCGTAATGCTGCCATTCTCCACGGTGAACGTGCCCTCGTGAATCTCCACAAGGAACCAGTTGTTCAAGTGCCGTAAGACCTGTTCAAGCATTACGCTGCCCTCCTATTACTTCTTGAACTTTGCCAGCACGACTTTGGCTTCGTTGGTCAGAGCCGCAACGTAAAACTCGTCAGCGGTGATCTCGGTGGAGCGGTTACGCGGCTTGCGCTCGGTTTCCACGTTGATGCTGCGTTTGCGGTAGATGGTCAGGGCGGGAACATCGTCCTCGGTTTCGCTGTCCTCGTTCAACTTGACAATGGGACAAGCGTAGTAAGCGGTAGCAGCAGCCTTGACCTTATCACCGACAACCAGAGCAGCAGCGCAATGGGGCTGGATGGTCGCCAGATGCTTTTTGGTGGCGGTTTCGGTGGTCGTATCAGCGACAATCTCGATGGTGCCGGTGCTGTTGTCCTTTTCATACTCGATGGACGGCACCTTGCGGCTTGCTACAACACGGGTGTTTGCGATCTTGCCGATCTCACCGGACAGCATCACGCCTGCCTGATACTTGTCGGCGCTGATAAAATCAGCATCCTTGCGCAGGGTCGCCATCTGCTTAGGGTTGATAAACATGACCTTGTCGCTGTTGATCTCCTCGTTGAAAACGTCGATGGCATCCACAATAGCGTTGTAGCCGATGGCTGCCGCGCTGCCGTCATAAGTCAGCGTTGCGCCCTGCAAGGCATCCATGCAGTCATTGTCGATTTTGGCAGCGATGGACAGCGCCAGCTGCGCGTTGGCTTCGCCCACGGGATTGCCGTAGCCGGACAGAACAGCCTCATCGGTAAGGCCGACACCCTTCATTGCCTTTTTGATCTTGTACTGCTTGTCCTTGGTGCTCATCTTGTCAATGTCAACGGCAACGCCCTCTGCAACGTCCTCTGCGTCACCGATGTAGCCGTAAGACGGCACAGTGATGGTATCGCCGGGCACGCCAGCAAGGGTATCATCCACCTTTGCAAAAGGTGCTACGCGGATTTTGTCGGGGATTTTAGCGGAAATCATATCAGCCATAACTTCCGGGTCGATCAGGTCTGCGAGTTTAGTCAGAATCGTATCTGCCATAGTTTTTAATCTCCTTTGTTGTCAGTTTTTTATCAGCTCCGAATACTGTTCGGGGCTTTCCTTCTTGAGCTTCAGTCGGTCGGCATAGCCCATTTTCTTAAAGGCTTCTGCCGTGACACCGCTGCCGCCGGTGTTTGCCGGGGGGGTGGCGGGATTCGCCCCGTGCGTCTGCGTGGTGGAGACCAGTCCCTTGTAGGTGCCGTCTACGAGTGCATCAAGAGACTTGGTGTCCTTGATCTTCTCGCCGTCCAGCTCCAATGCGGCCATTTCCTCGCCGCAGCCGCGCATCGCAAGGTCGAGATTCGCGCCGGTAATGTTTTTGCTCTCAAAGTAAGCACGCACGGCCTTTTCCTTTGCCGCCTTGCTTTCCTTTGCCGTGACGTCGGATTTGTAAGTTTCAAAGGCCGAGTGTTCCTTCTCGTACTTTTCCTTATAGCCGCCGTCACCCGCTGCCTTGAGGTCGTCCAATTCCTTCTGGACGCCGGGCAGCTTCTCCGCGTCCACCTTGTACTTTGTGAGATCGTCCTTGAGGGGGTCGACCACGCCCAGATGCAGCGCAACCAAACGATTTTCGATCTCTTCGGTGCAAGCCTCGCCGAGAATATTTCTAATTTCCGCTCTCGTAAATTTCGCCATGTTATTCGTTCTCCTTTTCCTTGGCCCCAATTCTTCGGGGGCGAACGTTGTATAAAAACCGCTGTACCTCGCGGGTTTTACCTAAAACAAAAGAGCCAACCACCGAGAAATTCTCAGTAGTTGGCTCATCGTGCCGTTCCGCGCGCTCAATTGCGCTGCGGTCATATTTATTTTTTGATTTCTTCCATCTTGACAATCTGCGCTTTGATGCTCCCGTCCTTCATCTGCTTGAGCTGCACTCTTGCGCCGGTCGCAAGTACGGCCTCCACCGCCTTAATAAAGTCCTTATCCATTTTTCAGCTCGCTTTCCAGAATGTCCCGATACTGCCCCGCATGGTCGGCGGCAGCGGGCTTTAGGAATGGCTGTGCCTTATTTCCGCGCGTGTAATGCCAGTTGCCCTTTGCGTCCTGATACACCCACGGCGTAGGCCGTCCGCCGCCACCTTCGGCATAAATGCCGGTGCCAAGCTCAACATAAGCGGCATACTCATTGTTCGTGCCGATGATCGCCGCCGGTTCCTGCTCGTCTACCATATGGGTGATGCTGTTTCGCAAGTTGCCGGTGTCAACGGGGCACAGCTTTTTCGCATATCCCTCTGCCGCCAGCCCGCACTTTTCAAGCCCCCGCAGCAGCGCCGCCTTGATTTCAGCGGAAACCTCCGCGCTGTGGTCTTGGATTGTAATGCTCATCTCTGCAAATACCCCTCTCCGCGTTTCTGCCGCTCCCATTGTGCAAATGTCATGTCAGGCAATGGCCCGTATTTGTCTCTTCTCAATCCATTTGAGGTATCTACGCCATCTACTACCGCAGTCGTCGTGCAGCGGCAGTTATACACAAGATATCCGGGTGCGGAAGTATCGCCGGGAAACATAATCTCATAGCCGTCGACCTTAAAGGGCTTGTCAATGTCGGCCTGCTGGCCGTCAAGCATGGCGTGTGCATGGCGCGTCCTGTTGTCAAGTGTCGCTACCCACTCGCGCCTGAGCTTAATACCCATCTTTTCCGCCGCCGCATAGCTGTCCATTCGCCCGGCGTTTTGCGCGCCGGTGACGGCGGTTCTGGCCGTGCGGATAGCGCTATCGCGGCTCATAATGGTAATGCGCTTTTGCAGGTCGTCCGCCATGTGCTTAATGCTTTTCCCCTGCAAGATGGAGCTTGTGACGCTTGCCGTGATCTGCTTTTTGCCATACGCGAGGTCAATGCCACGCTTTAAGGCGCGTTTTGGCGGGTAATATGGCATTAAATCGGGCTGCTCTACCATAAGCCGCTTGACCGTCTGCTCGTCCCACAGGTCAAAGCCGACGTTGCCCGCGACCTGTTCGATGGTGTAGGCCGAATAGTTGCGGTTAAGAGAGTAGATACCGGGCGTTGCATCGTTGGTGTAAGACACCGCCACGGCGTTTGCGTCGGTCACGCGGTGCGCCACCTTGTCGCGCATAGCTTGATAGCGTTCCCCGCGTCCGATCTGATTCAGCCGCCATTGCTTATAATCGGCCTCCGTCCATTCTTTACCATTCTGCACGGTGCCGATCAGCGCTTTCATTTCCTCGTCGCGCTTGGCAAACTGCTCAAAATATGCGTCAATGGTGGCTTGCAGTTCTTCCCCCGCCTCGCGGTACAACTTTGCAATGCGTCGTTCCAGCTTTGCAAGCTCCTTGTCGGTCAACTTGTGGCCGAGGTCACTGGTCGCCATCGTCAATCACCGGCTCCGTCAAGTCAATTACTCCCGCCGCCTTGCGTTTCATCATGTCCTCGTACTGGTCAATGTCGCCGTTGATGGTCAGCAGCTTCTTTGTGATGTACTCGTCATCGTAATACGCCGCACCCAGAAGAATGTTCTGCGTTTCCTCGCTCTTGTTGATGATCTGATTGCGCGTATAACTCGGCTGGTCCTCAATGCCTGCCAGACGCAGAATCTCAACAATAAACCGCGTGACCTCGGATTCAAACTTGTCTGTTTTCAGATCCAGCGGCACATAGCTGGCCTTGATCGCGGTCGCCGTCTGGTTCCCTGCGGACACCGCCGCAGCGTCAAAGCACTGGAAATCTTCATAGAGCTTCTTTTTCAGCATATCAATGGTGCTACTTGTGCCCTCATACGGTGCCTCGATGGTCTTGCTCTCCACCTTCGCGCCATCGTCGCCGTCGGCGTGGGCGACATGGGTGGTTTTCAAGCGCTCCACAAACTTTGCGTCGTCAAGGTCATCCATGCCGTTGCAGTTGGACAGCACCCAGTAGATCAAATTGCCCTCGTCCACGTTGTTTACCATGTTAGAGGACGCAAGGTCGAGCGCGTCAATGGTGTTGCGCTTGCCGACGATCTCGGACAGACACCGCTTATTGTTCTTCAGCGGCACGATTGGGAAACTCGGATAATTCCCGCCGTCGTAAATCTCTGTTTCGCCGACTTCCGCCTTGCGCTCGATCAGCTTATAGCTGCGCTTTGGCTGCATGACGGTCATATCCTCGCCGCTGGGCTGGAAATACTCGGTAAATCCGTCGATCTCATACAGCGTTGCTCTCAAGGGCTTATCCGGTGCCACTTGCCAGAACCGGATACCGGCTTTCATCGCGCCGTCTTCTTCATCATAGAGGGGGACGAACTCAAGCATGGAGAACACACGCAAATGCGTCAAATCCCAGAAACCGAAGGACACGCCCGCAATTTTCGCCTCACGCGCTGCATCCATGACTTCCTGATCGAAGTCCGGGCATAGCTTGTTCGGCGTTTCCTTCTCCGCAAAGGTTACGCCGTTACCCAGCAGATACGAAACCTCCTGATCCACCGCCAGGCCAAAAAACCGGCTGGCCAGCTTGTGGTTCGCCGTCCACATATCCGTGTGGCTGCGGCCCTGCATATCGTAGATGATCTTTTCATAGCGGTTAATGGTCGGATTCAGGCCGTTGTAATATTCCTCAGCATCCGCCGCCGTCTTATATGCGTGGGATTCGCGGTGCTCGTTGATCGCGCTTCGGATAAACTCCATCCGCGCCCATTCATCCTCACCCACCGCCACAAGGTCATTATATGTCTTAATCTCCGCTCACTCCTATCTGCTCCAAATGGGGACATAATCGCGTTTATACGCCTTATTCTTCAAGATTGTGTAGGCAAAATAGCGCGTTTCGTCCATTGCGTGGTCGTTTTCCTTGATTGGCCTGTCGTCGGCGGATTTTTCGTCCCACCGATATAGCCCAAACTCGCGGATGCAGTCTTTGCAGCCACGATGCACTTTGAGAATGCCGTCTTGCAAAAACCGAGCCGTAGTCATAATCCCGTTTGTCACATCGTTGTTGGCCTTGCGGACCATATAACCGCGCCGCCGCAAAACCTCGATAAACGAGGCGGCAGACGGGTCGACGATAATGCTTTTGACATCTGCCTCACCGATGAGCTTTTTAATTTCGTCTGCGTATTCCTCGTCCGTCTTGTTCTTCTGGCTCTCGCGCCCGGAATAGTAATACTCACGGATGCGCGTGGCCGCCTTGCCGTCCCAGCACCAAAGTCCTGCAGAAAACGGGTTAAGCGTGCCGTAGTCGCAGGAAACATAGTATTCTCCCTTTTCCGGCAGCTCGTCCACAATGCAGCTATCGTCAAACATGGGATAGATCAGACCCTCGGCCAGCACCCACAGTCCACGGATGTAACGATCATAAAACACGCCCGTAAACATCGACTGATACCGCTCCAGCGTTTTCTGCGACAGCCCGGGGTTGTCCGTCATTTCAAAATGCAGATACAGCGCGTTCCGCTCTCGGTTTCGCTTGATCCACTCTGTATAAAACCAATGCTGTGGACTTCCCGGGTTGCAAGAAAACCACAGCTTTGCACCGTCAACGGAGCAGCGGGTCAGCGCCTGCTCCACAAACGAGCGCGGCATCAGCACCACTTCGTCCAGCAGCACACCCGCCAGCGTGCGACCTTGGATCAGCGTATAGCTGGCCTCGTCCTTGCCGCCGAACACCTCAAAGTAATTCGTCACGGCTCCGCGCCGCACCTCCATCACTTTGTCACCGCGCCGCCAGCGGATGATATAGCGCTCCTTTGCAAGGCTCATCGCCGTGAATGGAACGATGATATTCTTGGTACAGCTATCCACCGTGCGGCCACACACACCGAAGCGCTGACCGCTGAAATTCTCCATCGCCCAGCGGACAAACGCCCACATCATGATGGAGGTCTTGCCGGAACGCACAGCGCCGTCACAGATCAGCGCGTCATACTTGGAATAGGGGAAAGCGAGGATTTTCTGCTGCTTTTCTGAAATCATAGGACGGCCTCATAACTCACGTGAAAAATCTCGCTCTTACATGGATAAATTTCTCCATTTACGCCCCGAATAATATAATCTCCGGCTTTAGCAATCATTGTCCCTTCAAGCGTCTTTATCTCGCACCATGCCGGATTCGGATAATGCTTGCCAAAGTCATGGGTAACAATTGTATTTTCTGAAACTGCATCCCAAAACCAATCTTCTCCGACAAGCCCTCTTGCGTTTAACTGAAATGCTTCAATAACAACCGGCTTTTTTCTATATTTACCCATCGCTCTCCAACCCTTCCGCCATTTCACGCAGACTCACACTCAATGCGTCATCCTGCGTGTTATCAGTCGGCAAACCCAGCTCAACAATATCGCGCTGCCCAAGGTACTGTTTCCCCAGCCAAATAGCCATGCTTGCGTTCTTTGCCGCAAGCTGCCACTGGCTCCGACGCAGTGAAATTTTCCCAGCTCCGCGCTTTTGCTTAAATACCTCGGAAAAACTGGCATGATAGGTGCGTTTACACCAACTATCCAATGTTTTATCGGTCACATCAAACCAGCCGCAGATTTCCTCAAGCGTGCATTGCAGGCCGCAGAGGTTCTCGAACTGCTTCCGATCTATTTCCTTTCTTGGCCTTGCCATACGCGCCCTCCTTTCTCTGCTGGCGTTTGATAAACTTCTCCATGTCCCGCTTTAGGTGCGGGCTACTTGTTTTTTCGATGATTGCCTGCGCTTCTTCAATCGTCATGCAGAAGTACCGCCTTTTCTCCGGTAAACTTCTCCCACCGGTCAATAATGACGTCCGCATACTTCGGATCGTACTCCATGCAGAAAGCGTGTCTGCCATTCTGCTCCGCCGCCATAATCGTTGTTCCAGATCCAGCGAACAGGTCGAGCACATTCTCACCCGGCTTGCTGGAGCACTGCATCTGGTAATCAAACAGTTTAATCGGCTTCATGGTCGGATGCTCCGCAGATTTGACGGGCTTATCAAAATTCAGCACAGTTGTCTGCCTGCGGTTCTTGAAGAAGTAGTGCTTCTTGCCTTCCGTCCATCCGTACAGGCAAGGTTCGTGCGCTTCCTCTTCAACCTCGCTCTCACCATACAGGCAAGGCTCATGTTTCCACTGGAAATCCTGTCTCCCCATCACAAGGGAGTTCTTCACCCAGATCAGGCACTGCCTGACACGCAGCATCGCATCTCTGCACGCACCGCGAAAGTTATACCCTTCACTGTTGTCTGCGTGCCAGATGTAGAACGGAGCACCGGGCTTCATGACCATCGCCGCATTGGAGAATGCATCCGTCAGGAAACGCCTGAAGGCCGCATCCTCCATATTGTCGTTCTTAATCTTCCCGGCGGTGCCATGATAGTCCACATTGTATGGGGGGTCTGTGAGCAGTAAATCCATTTGTGCCCCCCCCCACGAGCTTCTGTACATCTGTCAAAGATGTGCTGTCTCCGCACATAAGGCGATGGTCTCCAAGCTGGTACACATCGCCCAGTTTGCTCTTCGGCTCTGCCGGTAAAACGGGATCGTAGTTGTCCTCTACCACTGACGTGTCGAGTTCATCACGCAGACCCCAATCAAAGTCAAAAGCAGACAAGTCAAGCCCCGGCAGCTCATCAGCCAGCAGGTCAAAGTCCCAGTCGCTCTCGTTGCTCTTGTTATCCACCAGCCGCAGGGCGTTCACTTGCTCCGGTGTCAGATCGTCCACGCAGACGCAAGGCACTTCTTCCATGCCCAGCTTCTTTGCCGCCATAGCACGGCAGTGGCCGATTACAATCACACCGTCACGGTCAATCACAATCGGCTGCACAAAGCCGTATTGCTTGATGCTCTCCGCAACATTGTTGATTTGCCGTTTATCATGCTTTTTTGCGTTGCCGGCATACGGCACAATATCCGCAAGCCGCCGTTTTGTGATTTCCATGCTTTCCTCCTGTTTTGCTACCAGCCCCCACCCCTTGGCTACAGTAACAGTCTTTCCCCGCCCATGCGGGCCTCTTGGGCCTCTCAAACATGGGCTACACACTATTTTTTATATTTTCTATTGACAGAATGCGTCGGATAGTATATGATTGACTTGTCCGATGCAGGAGGCGCTTGCATCGGTGGGAAATTCGATCCTATTTCCCGTGGATTGAAATGCTAAAAACAGTATGCTGGGGAAAAAGAGCGGAGCTTCCGCTCTTTTTCCTTTTTATTGTGCGGCATTGCAGTCCTGCCCTGCTTTAGCGCTTCAGGGAAAGTCCCCGTCACTCGCTGTGGTCTCCCCTTACGGGGCACCTATGCCGCGTGTGGGGCATACGCCCCAAGAAAGCCCCTTGCGGGTGAAAACGATTCACCGTTTTCATCTGGCGCCGCATATTGGCCGTCTTCCCGCTTAGATTGTCACACGCTCATGCCCGCTTGAGGCCCCGCAAGCATCTCAAGCGCCGCTGTTCGGTCATGGCAAGGAGGACGCATCCTCACGCGCAGTTTTCAGCGAGCATTGTCATTTCCATGTGAGCCACGACGAACGGTCTCACAGTGTCCGGGTGCTACCCGGCCTCTTGTGCAGGCGGCTGGACTCGAACCAGCGACACGATCTCGGGGAAAGATAAGCCCCGCTCTCTAACCATCTGAGCTACGCCTGCATATAACAACAGCCCATAGGTTTCCCTACAGGCTGTTTGTGCCGGTATGACCTTTCGGTGCCAGAGGGTGCGCCCAATACCGGCGGCGCATAGAAGGGAGGAAAAGTGATGATTGGGAAATCGCGTGAATGACCATGTCCTATCATCCACTGTACCTATTGTAGCACATCATTAAGTGGAATCTGTATCACCTTTCACGAGTAACCCTGCATATTTCGCTATGTCATGCAGAAATCTCTCCTTCCTCCGGCTGAATGTTGCCTCGCTAATCCCGGGAATCACGATCCGATTACGGGCATACTTGTGCTTGCCTTGGCAGTTGCGCATAATGCCATATATTAGCTGGCGCCGGATTGTATCGCTGCCGATATCTCTGCCGCAGCGGTCTATAGCGTATTCCACCGCCAGCATCTTCTGCGTCTCCGGCCAGTTCTCTATGGCTGCAAGCTGCTCCGCCTTGCTCTCGGCAGGCCTACCAGCGCCCGATCCAGTTGGCATGCCCTCTGTGGCGCTATGCGTCCCGTCCAGTATCTCCGCCCGTGCCTCGCGATACGCCCGCACCCGGCGCGGATACCCACGCACATAAGCAATGCACTCCAACCGCACGTCATAAGGCAGTGTCGCCTTTTTGCTCATTTCCCCTCCTTTACTCCGCGCTGTTTACCATCTTATATTCGCCCCGCAGGGCCTTTTCTATGTCCGCCATCTTGATATATCCGTTGTTTTTTGCCTCCACCAGCTCCACAAGGCATTGCTGTAAGTATTCCAGACTACGGGTGTCGTGCTCGTCCGTCGTCTCCTCCCGCACATGGAATCCGCACTTGTCCAGCAGCACGCAGGAAACATTGTCCATGCATTGTTTGGTGCCATCCAGGCGGCCCAGCTCGTATGCCTTGGCCGGATTATTTGGCACCGGCTTCCCATTAACTCTCTTGAGCATCGCAGTCACCTCTATCCTCGAACCGGCACACGCCGGGATAATTGGCCACCGGGCAATAGTCCGCGCACGCTGGGCAATCCGCATTGAAGCATATTTCGTCCTGCATCCATTTGCAGTCATCAAGCATCGGTTTCACCGTCCTTCCGTTCGCCGTAGGAGCAGAAGTCCCCCGGCTTGTGCTGTACCATCACACCCCGGTAGCACACAAAATCGCCGCCTGCCCACTTACACTCCTTACACCGTACCACCGGCACAGCGTCCACAGTTTTTGCCGCTTCAATCAGCTTTTTTGCGTCTCTATATGGTACAAGTAGAATGCCGTTATCGTCACGGCCGTACTGAAAATTGAATTTCACCGCATCCGCATCAATCAGCCGCATCGTTGTCACCTCCGTCCATCTTCGCACCGCAGTTCTCGCAGTATTTTTTGTCAGGCTTTTCCCAACTGCCCTCAGTGGAGATAACAAAGCCGCACGCAGAGCAACACCACTCGTCCCCGCCAAGATGCGTCCACCGCCCATGCACCACCGGGGCCACATCGGCGACTGGCAATCGGTGTACTGCTTCTTCTGCCTCAAAAACGCGTTCTCTCGCCTTGTGCCCGGCAGTTCTGACGTACACCTTCATTATTGCGTCAATCGCAGCTTCTCGCTCAATGTATTCAGCCATTGTCAGCCCTCCTATTCCATGCTTCGATTGCTAATAGATGATTCAAAAACCAATGTGTTCTCGGTTCGATTGGACAGTCTCTATTTGGGCAGCATACCCGAAAGCAGTGACCGTTTCTCTGCATAATGCCCTTGTCTCCGCAGAACGGGCAAGGTTTAAGTCCGTATTCAGCCATTGTCGTCCTCCTGTTCTTTCTCCCCGTCGGATACAGCCGTGCCCTCGTTTTCTGCAACACAGCAATCTGTGCATACGCACTCTCCGTTTGGCAAACCGTAGCACATTTCTCCCGTTTCGATGCGCTTTCCGCAGAACGCGCAGTAATCCCACAGCCGTCCCATCACATTGCCTCCACATAGCACCAGCTTTGGGGCGGTCGCTCTAAAAAGCATCCTGAATTTTTGCAATCAGGGCAGTCTCTTTTTGCAAGCCCAAGATCAGCATAAAAACAGTCGCGGTTGTTTTTCTTGAACTCTCGTAACTCTCGCGGCTTATCGTAGATTTTAAGGTCGGAGATGTGCCAACCATAGAGAAACGGCGCTTTGGCCCCATAAGCGTTGAGTTTTTCTTTTGAAACACACGACGCGGATATGGCTTTGATTTCGGTTTCAATATCGTCATTACCCCATTCGTTGAGCGAGAGGTAACAATAATCGAAATTTTCAGGTATTCCACGCTTACCAATTTCGTAAATCCGCTCACAGGTAAACTCGCCGATGACCTTACCGCGCTCCCCGACAAGTCTACGCGCATCGCCACTTTTCGAGCAGTAGATATAGCACTTAAACGGTGTTTCCAGCTTCGGCTTAGTTTTTCTGACTTCGATGGTCTTTTCACCGCTGGCAATCTTTTCGCACCACTTCGGGCGGATGCTCAGCATAACAGCCTTACTCATTCGTTCCCATCCCCTTTCAGTTCGTCATACAGCTCGCTGAACCGCTTGTTCCACATCCTTATCCCGAAGAAACAGTACACGCCTAACACAATCCACAGTCCGCTGGCGATGTTTTGCAGCAGATTTTCCATGTCACTCCACCTCCTATCTCATATGTCGTTTCCCAGCCTTTGCAAACCTCGCGCTCTGCCGCACATAGCGCTCCCGGGCGACGGTATTGGCTTGATCCACCCAGGGCTTTTCCTCCAGCCGCTGGGTCTCATATTCCCGGAAAGCCTCGCAAGCCTTCCGGCAAGCCCCGCAGGGGAGCCTGTCCGGGCAATCCTTCACACAGGGGCTTTTCATCCGGCCCACCTCACGATCTTTTCCCGCACTCCCCATTGGAGTGCGTCCTCGTGGCTGTCAAAATACAGATCCAGTCGATTCCCGGCAATGGCGCCGCCGGTGTCCTGCACGGTGTATGTATGGCCGTCAAGTTCGATTTCCGTACCCATCGGCAGCACATCTGGGTCTGCGGCGATCGTCACGCCCTGGGTGGCTTTTGCACCGGTGGCTGTGTAGCCATTTGCGTACGCCCCACAGCATTTCTCACAGGGGCAGTACGCCGTGACGGTAAATACGCACGTCCGCGTCTCCTGGGTCTCCTGCGGCTCATCGCGGGGCATAACCACCCCCGGCGGCACAACTACAGTCTCCGGCGTTTGCCCGCTGTCCTCTGTGGCAGACGCAATGCCCAAGACCCCCAAGATTGCTACAAGCAGTGCCGCGATTAACACGCTTCTTTTCACCATTCCACCGTCACCCGCCCTTCAACCGGCATCAGCACCCGCAGGTTCGCCAGCAAGGCTTCCCGGTCTCCGCTCATCTCCAGCCGGGCATGCAGCAGCTTTGCGCCCATCTGCGGCTTGTCTGCTTTCGACGGTGCATCGTTGACAGTGTGCTCCTCGCTCTGCGCATCTGCCGTATGTATGTCCACCGCATCCGCGTTAGCCCACTCTGTAACTTTGCTCTGCCACATTTTTTCGTTCCGGCCACCGCGCCGGAATGGCACACCTACTAATTCCGCCTCGCGGCGTATTGTTGCGTCACAAACGTTCATTTCCTCCGCCAGCCATTTGGCCGTACCACCGAAAGATTGCATGTTGCGGAAAAACTCGCGTTTCAGATCCTCCGGCATAGGCTTAAATTCCCGCCACGGCATAGGCCGCGTGATATTATAGCTTTTCACTTCTCCGTTTTTCTCCTTCCTCTGCTTTTCGGTGAGGATGTCGCTGGGGAGCGAACACCCACCACGTTTTCTGTTAATGTGAGCAAATGCCCCTCGTGCCACACGCTTTTTCTGCATGCAGTCGTAGTCAAAATCATTCACCAACGCCACCCCTTTCGTCCGCCTCAAACTCCGGGCAGCTTAGCACCAAGTAAGATTCCGACTTGCGGCCTGGTATGCCGAGCGATTTTACCGCCACCCATCCCGGCACTGGCTCAAAGCGTACCTTTTTGGAGCTATCCAGCTCCGTCCAGGAGCAGCGCCCAACAGCTTTTTTACATCTCCAACAGAGCGTCCCCCTGCTTTCCGTGTTGTTTTGGTTTGTGAGCCTCTTTTCTCTTATCCGGCGCATCTTTCTGGCGATTGCATCACACTGTTTGCAAGTTGTCCTCCACTTGTTTTCACCTTTTTTGTTGTAGTTTGTGATTGGCTTTTCCATGCCGCAGCGCTTACATACGCGCATCTCAGGTTGTCCCATCTGCGCACTCCATCTCCCGAATAAATACCTCCGTCCGTGGGTTATCCTTGTCGTACAGCACCCGACTCCCGTCGTGGCTAACGACAATGCCGCTGTGGTCGTCCTTGAGCACACCGGCCCTCACCAGCACATCGTCGATGGATTCCAGCAGATTTGTCAAATCCACTCGCCGCCGGGTAGGCATATAAAACAGGCATTTGACCTCCACAGGATCCTCAATGGGGCGCTGCACTCTGGCCTTTTTGCAGTGCCATACAGCTTCCGACTCGTAGTCCATATACGGCTGGGACGGCATGATACGCCGCTTCCCCGTTTTTCTGTTGCGCACAATCCGCATAGAGTTTTTCTTTGTGACGGGTGCCAGCGGCACCGTTATCTCAATCATCGTCTCCCTCCCCTATTGGTACGGCCACATACTTGGGCCGTCCTTTTGTACGCCTGCAGCCGTACACGGCCCGGTAGATCGTCCGCCAGCTGACGCCGCAAATGTTGGCCAGCTCGATAATAGATTCCGAAACGGCATCCGGAAGCTCGTACTTGTCCCGGCTTACTCGCATGTAGATTGTCATATTACACCGCCAATCCGTCCAGCAGCTCCTCCACGGTCATCTGCCCATCCACCTGCATCGATTTGGCAAGGAGGCGGTATGTGTCCAGCTCGTCCTGAGCCCGCTTGCGGTACATGTCCAGCAGTGCCTTCTTGTCCTCGTCTGTCTCGGCAAGGCGGTATCCGCCGTCCTTCAGCGCCACAATGGGCACCCCCTGCCGCCGCTGGGCTCGGATCATTCGCCGGTTCTCTCTGTCCGGCATCCCGGTCAGTACTTCAAGATTTTTCCGGGTGTATGTAATGCCGGGAATCATGCGTAATGTGGTCATGTCAATCCTCCCCAAATCTCAGTTTCGTCACGGCGATAGGAAATTCCTCGATCTCGCTTGCCCAGCGCGCCGATCCTTTTCCGTTGTGCCGCTCAAACACCAGCGGAAAACCGCCGATGCCGTCAAACAGGCTGCCCATCGTAACAGGGCGAAGATATTGCGCACTAATACGCTTTGCCAGGAAATCCCAAAAGGGCAGGGCGATGGAGTTGCCCAGTGCCTTGCAGCGCGGGCTGTCCGCACTTCCTTTTACTTTTATTTTGCGCCCGCGTTTATCTGTTTTAACCCAATCTCCAATATCTGTCCATCCGTCCGGGAATCCCTGTAAGCGTTCGCATTCCAACGGGGTCAGACGGCGAACCACCATGTTCTGCAGGACCGTATTATTCAGGTTCAGGCTTTGCCCTCCGCTTTCTTTTGCTTGCAATGTACCGTTTGTTTCTCCGCCCTCGCAAAAGTTCCGGCAATCGACGCTTGCAATATACGCCGCCATATCTTCGCGATATGGGTCATTCGCCTTTGCCCTCAACGTAGGCGAGATTTCACTCGATACGACCAGCATATCGTTGTATGCGTCCTGTCCGTTGTAGCTCCCAGCGTGAGCGCCGGGTGAAAGCGTCCCGGTCGTTTGCTGATATGTCAGCGGCACTTGATTGCCGCCCGTCCCCATTCTTGCTTGCAGGCTGGGAGCAACCTCGCCGCAGTCGCGGATCACGTCGCAGGCGTGAGACATATCCAGCGCCACTACCGGCTGATTGTTCCCGCTCATACCCGCCGCAGCGGTCAGTGCGGGTGCGCGGTCGTCCGTCCGAAGTTCCGCGCCGCCCTGCTGTGTGGCCAAGCAAAAAATCGTCTGATCGTTGCCGGTGCCGAGCGTTCCGCTCTTGTCCTCCTGAACTAAGGCTCCCTTTCCTCCTCCGTCACATCCCCCCCTGATTCGGACTGCATAAGAAGCACCGTCTTGAGCAGCTCCGGCAAGTCTTTCCCGCGCCGTTCCGCTCTCCGCAGGATGCCTTGACACGCTTTTGCGCTCAAAGAGTATTTCTCCTGCGGTGTCACCTCCAAAATCTGCGACAACCGAGATACGGCGGCGGCGTTGGGGGACTCCCCAGTGTTGCGCGTCATGCACTCGCCAAGCCACGCTCCATCGTCCTCCCACTTCATCGTGGTAGCCCCCCCAAGTTGGCCAGCCTTTTTCAGGGACATCAATATCGGGGGCTTCCGGCTCTGCGATGCGGATGATCTCTTCGAGGACTGCCGCGAAGTCTTGCCCTTTGTTGCTTGAGAATGCTCCGGGCACATTTTCCCAGACCATAAACCGAGGTCTGACCATGTCACCTGTCCTTCCGTTTGCTCTGTCATGCTCTCTCATCTCCTTTACGATGCGAATCTGTTCCATGAACAATCCGCTCCTTGCGCCGGCCAATCCGGCGCGTTTTCCTGCAATGCTCAAATCCTGGCACGGCGATCCGCCCGTGATAACATCCACGATTTCAATTTCTGCGCCGTTGATTTTGCAAATATCTCCTAAATGCTTCACTTCCATCGCCCTCCTACCATCGCATAAACTCCGCCAGGCTATTGTCCGGTGTCTTTTCCTTGGGATCGGCAGTCTTTGCCCATCTTTCCCACTTCTCGGCATTTCGGCAAGCCGCTTTCCAGTTTTTCATGGGGGTCTTGCCGACCATCCAGCCCTTAGACTCGTAGAAATCAATAAATTCCTGCGGGTCCACCGGGGAATGGCGTTCAGCCACATAAGACTGCACCTCTGCAAAGGTGGGCGGGGTAAAGCGCTTCGCGCGTATATCACCCTTGCTATCGTTAGATAGCTGGGTATTGGTATTGGTTTTGGTTTCGGTATTGGTTTCGGTATTGCCATTTTTGCCATTAGCAACTATGGCTTTGCCATTTTTGCCATTAGCAAAAATGCGTTTGCCATTTTGCCATCTTGCGGCGGCTCCGGCCTTGCCCGCCTCGCGCCGGGTGTTAGAAATGTCGTCGTAGCTCGCCTTAAACCGATCCTCCTGCGCCATTACGCGCTTGGCATAAAATCTCTCATTGCCACAGAGCGCCAACTGCTCTCCCGTCATGCTGTATACCAGCAATGCCCGCGTTAGCCGCCCGAACTCTGCATCGTTGAGTGCTTCCATCTCCTCTAAATAGTCATAGGGGAGTGCAGCATAGTTTCTTGCCATCGTGACACCGCCTTAAAACGGAAGGTCGCCGCCGTCGTCCTCGGAAATCTCCGTGAAGGTCTGCGTGGGTTTCTGTACAGCGTCCTTGCTGCCGCAGAAATGCACCTTGTCAGCAGTCAGCTCCACCACGGAGCGCTTGTTGCCGGTCTTGTCCTCATAGTCCCGGCTGGAAAGCCTGCCCTCCACGATGATCTCCTTGCCTTTGGCAAAGTGGGTGCAGATCAGCTCTGCCGTTCCCTGCCATGCCACACAGGGGAGGAACAGCTTTGTTTCTCTGTCCTTTACCTTCTCGCTCCACGCCATGCGGAAGCTGCACACCGTTGTCCCGTTCTGTGTGGCTCTGCGTTCGGGGTCAGAGCAAAGCCGCCCCTGCAAAATCATTCTGTTTACCATCTTTTTCCTCCTTATTTTTTGACGGCATTAGTAACGACAATTTCAGTCAGTTTCCATGCCTGTTCCTCGGTGAACCCAGCCGCAACATAACTGGCGTACAGATTACGCAAATCGGTGGCCATTTCATCGTACTGTTCAGCTTTGCGGGCTTCCGCACGCTTCGCATTGAGTTCTGCGATTTGCGCAGTTAGTTCCCTGCTTTTTGCCATCTTTTTTCCTCCTTACAAATAGTTTTTTCCAAATTCACGGCGGAAGTCATCTTCCGTCCAGCCCTGCTCCCGCATGGCCTTTAATTGGCCGTATCTTTGCAGCTGCCGCATTTTTAAGGCGTTGTTGTGTACGGCGGTTTTCGCAAAGATATGGCACCTGTTATGGCACAGGTACACCACAAGGCCGTATTTCTCGCTCTTCTTGCGGTACGCCCCGCCGAAGATGTGGCTAATGGTGCCGGTCTAACGGGTCTCCCGACCCATTTCTTCCGCATAAAAAACAGCGTCTCTCATCTGGCACCTTGCATCACCTCGTTTCTGTATGAAACAGCATCCCCTAATTTTTTGAACTGCTTACACACATTTGCCCACCTGATATTCACCCGATAGCCGTCCTTGTAGCGGGAAATGTATTTTTCACCTGTGGATGAAACCATCCATCTTTTCTTCGGGTGGCGCATTAACTCCCTTGACCTTTGAATATTCTCTTTTTGCGTGACCCATTCCAAATTACCCGCATAGTTATTTCGTCTGTTATGGTCAAGGTGATCAACGACAAACTCGCCATTCTCCGGTTTTCCGATGAAAACCTCTGCAACGAGCCGATGCACGTAGCAGTTTCTTCGCTTTCCATTGCTACGGAACTGGACAAATACATATCCGTTTCCGTTATCTCCAAGTGTCAACAAGCGCCCCCTGTCGGTTCTTGGTGAAACCCCGCCGTGAGAGTTATTTACCATTCTTGTTCTCGTTAAAGAGCGAACTCTCCCGAAATTACTTACCTCATAGACTGCCTCATAATCGGGGACAGGTCGCCATATTTCTTTCTCATCCAATGGGCTGTGCCTCCCCCCAGCGGGATTTCAGCGCATCCAGCTCCTGCGGTGTCATCGTCTCGATTTTAGCCTCCCTACAATCGGAAACAATCTGGTCAATCAGTCGTGACATCTGCTCTGTGTCGTAAGTGCTGGAGCCGTACCAGACAGTCACATTCACGCAGCCGGGAATTTTGCTCGGCCCTTGCTCGGCCATCCAGCCCGTTCCCTTGGATTCCCATTTTCGGCAGAACTCGTCCGCCGCCTTTGATACAATGCACAGAACATCGCTTACGCCACCGATGATCTTGATTTCCTCCCGATACACATCATTCCTCGGAATCCCATAGTGCGCCGCCAGCTTATCCATCAGCACCCACGCATAAGCATTTGCGTCAAGGCTCCGGCCCCTGCGTTTAATCTGCGCCGTGTACTCCTTGCCGGGCTGCAGCTCGTCACACACGGCCATTGCCGCCCGGGGAGACTGTACACGGAGGCACAGCCACGCCCCATCGCTGTCCTGCTGCCACCGAGCGGCATCAACGTTTACTTGCTTCATATTGCCTCCGCTAACTGCGGCCACTTCCCTCACTTTAAGCATTTTGCCAAATATCGCAGGCGTGGGAGATACTGCGATTCTACCCACTCGCTGTCATACTCGACCTTGTGAGCGGAAAGCCTATTCATGTCGATCGGAAGGAAAAAATTCTCATATTCCGCCGGTGTCATCCTATATGCGATGATTTGGCAGGCTTTCCGCTTTCTAAAGATTCCGCATCCGCTGGCGTACATCTCCACTTGACACTGCATCCAATATTCCTTGGTGACCTTAAAAACGGGCTTGCTGTGCGTTTTGACCTCGTGTATCATGTCGCGGGTTTCCCCGTCGTAATTCACGCGCAGCCGCAAACGGCGCACTTTTATCTGCCTATCTCTCGTTTGGACATTCGCGGCATCCAGTATCTTGTGTTCGTATGCCGTTCCGGCCTGCATCGCCGCATTGGCAAAATGGTCTTGCCGAATACCAAGCTTTACAGACCACCACCTGCGGAATGTTTCTGTGTCCCACGATCCCATAATCGTAGCCGTGTCCGACGCTCCAAACCATCCGCTCCTATCGTGGTTCCGTATCATAGTTTGCTGACCGCCTTTTCAAGCTTGTCAATCGTCGCGAAATATCCCATAAGGTTATTTAGCTGCTTGTCGCTAATGCCAACACTGGCCAGCAAATCTCTGTGGTCAAGGCCGTTCTTTTCCTTGATAGTGATGAGCCTTTCCAGCCGCTCTTTTATTGCCCAAATGCTATGGCGGCTCAAATCGTCCTCGCCATCGTCGGTATCTCCCTCTGCCCACAAGTCAAATCCAAGCCCCGTGCGGACGGCCACGCCCTTCACAAATGCTCTCGCCAGGGCATTGTTTATGCGGAGCTGGTTCAGCGTATCGGTGTATACAACAAGCGATCCGTTCAGCAGTGGGGTGTCATAGGTGTATTCCATGCCGTCAATGTGGATCAGCACCCGCACAAACCAGCACTCGGTTTCCCGCCCCTTGCTCGTGACTACTTTTGCCTGCGGCCAAAGATAGGTCTTTGTTTCCGGGCATTCAACGGGCGCATACCAAACGGATTCCGCGCCGTTTTCGTGCAGCAGTTTCACGCACTTTGCCCAGCTCAGATAGGGGACCTTAATTAATTTCCCACTTTCGTCCTTTGCATCCCGCACATCGCAGTAAGGACGCACATCCAGTTTTACAAGTTCATCAAATGATTTAAGCATTCCTTTCCCTCCGTTATCGCTCATTCCCACGCCTCCTCGATATACTCCTCATTGTTGTTGACGCACTCCCAGCAGAGCCAAACCCCCTTGTAATGCACTGCACAATCCTCCTGGATCGGCTCCCCGCAGCAGTCGCACACGGGGCGCCGGTCGGTCTGCCTGTCCTGCTCTTCGGCGTAGCACTCCGCGTCCCATACCGGGTCAGATGTCCACATCAGATGCATCCTCCTTTTCCGGCTCAAGCTTCCAAATATCCCGGGTGACCTTGGAAACCTGGGGAATATCCCCCGCATACAGGGCGTTCAGGAAATCGTCCTCGCTGGTCCCGCACAGAACAAAGTGTGGCTCTGCGATGACCTTGTACCTGGAATATACGGCTGCCTTATTGCTGCCGCAAACCAGGTCGCCCACCTCGGCCACATCGCGCTCCGACCGCATAGTTACCCGGACGCCGCACTTTTCAGCCACGATGGCGTAGTAATGTCTTTGCATCTTCATTCCTCCACCTCCAAAATCTCGCCGTTTTGCAGCGTGTACCATGCGTTTTCCTTGACGGCTTTTCCGTCCACCATTACGATTTTGGCATCGATGATGTTTCCGTCATCGTCACGCTCCGATACCACAAGCCAGTTGCCCACAGAGCCTCTTGCAAGGCTATCTTGACCCCATGCAACGGCGACGCACTGCTTGCCAATCGCGGATGCTTTTCCATACCTACCGGTCACAGTAGCCGTGCCCCTCCATCCAGATGCGGCGGCGTTGCCCCTCCATCCAGATGCGGCGGCGTTGCCACTCACACCCGATGCGGCGGCGTTGCCCCTCCATCCAGATGCGGCGGCGTTGCCACTCACACCCGATGCGGCGGCGTTGCCACTCCAGCCCGATGCGGCGGCGTTGCCACTCTCACCCGATGCGGCGGCGTTGCCACTCACACCCGATGCGGCGGCGTTGCCACTCACACCCGATGCGGCGGCGTTGCCACCCTCACCCGATGCGGCGGCGTTGCCACTCCAGCCCGATGCGTTTTCCTCGGTTGCGCTCTCGCACTTGTCAAACACAAACCGCACACCGGCGTTGATAACGCCTTTCAGCCCGATTTCTGCGCCGATCTTGATATGTTTGCCGCAAACCTTGCTGTCATAGCTGCTACGCTGTCCGTTGTCCTCAATCTCCACCTCGCAGTACCGGCTATCGCCAGGTCTATAGTAGCGTAGCGTGTCCAGCGGGTTCTCGCAGGTGTGGGGTCCGCGATTGCACAGCTCTGCAGTTTCCTCCGTGTACTCGCCGCCGACCTCGTACTGAAAGCCTCGGCACCTCAAATTTTTATCAAATCCCTTGCACGCTTTCATCTCGATTTCCTCCCAATTTACTATTTGCCGGGTCTGTCCAGCTTGTCCACCAGTTTCACGAACATCCACGCCACCGTAGCCGCGCCGATGATGACCAGCGTCAATGTGTAACCGTCCATGTTTACTCCTCCCGCTCCGCAATCCACTTGTCCAGCAGATTGGAAAAAATCTGAAAAACACGCCGTTTCCCTCCGATAACGCACAGGCCAAAAGGATACGCGCCCTGTTCAATCCCGTTCGCCAGCGTGTCCTGCGAAATGCTCAGTCCATGCACCCGAAGATGCTCCATGCACTCTTGCAGCGACATCGTCTTAATCATCGTTCCTCCTTATTCGCCGCCCGGATAGCTTCCGCAGCAGCCTTGATCTCCTCCTCCGACACGCCGTACAGCTTTGCCATTTTCTTGTAATACTTCCGTGCCGGCGCCCAGTCTCCGTATTCCCAATGTCTTACGCAGGACTGGTCAACAAACAGCTTCTTGCCTACCTGTGTGCAGGAAAGATTTGCTCTATCCCGCATTTCTCTCAATGTCAAATTGCAATGCCTCCTTTCGTTGCCCTCCCGCTCCCCGTGTGATAGAATTAGGGGAAAAGGAGGTGAAATAAATGAATAAATCAGAATTAAATCAAATGATTGCGGAGATTGTTTCTGATGTACTGGATGAAACAGCGCCGGATTTCGCTAACATGGCGTCGCAGATTCTACACGCAGATGAAGCGAAAATGTTATCCGGTGAGGAAGCGGTTGCCAAAGCCGTTTCCCTGTGCAACCAGTACATCCCAAGAGCGTCCGCCGCTATCACTGCTCGGCTTCTTGTTCGGCTCGGTGTAATTTCTCTGTCTCCCGAATAACGCAGTTATAAAGATCACTGCTGGAAATCTGTCGGCCTTGTATCGCAAGTACAAGGTCGGCGATTTCTTTTGCCGTTGCTTCCAGTTTCAAGCATTTTCACCTCCAAGCATATGAGAGATTTCATTGACTGCGGCGGGGAAATGTAGAACCGGCAAGCGTCCACGCAGTGAAGCGTGTAAAAAAACGCAGCTTGCAACTGTCGGGTCATGCAGTGAAGCAGGTATCAAACTCACGCCGACAGTGCGGAAGGTTGCAAGGGTGTTCTGGTGAACAAATTTGGGGGAATACCGTCTGCGGAAACAGCCCGCAGGCGGCTTTTCTATCCCCGCCGCAGTCAACGCCCACCGAAACCTCATGAATATGAGTTTTCACACTTGACACTCCACAAAAAATGCGGTACAATACCTTCGCCAAAAGAAATTGTTAAAAGCCGCTTTCGTGGGGGCTGGTGTTTTTGTACCATTTTCCGGTGGGCCTGATATAAAGATACCTCACAAATGCGAAGTTTGCAATAGGCAAATTCAATAAATATTGAATTTTGGCAAATCCAACAAATTTAGGTAAGCAAATATGTCAATTATGCAAGAACGGGTTCTTTCTCTTATCCCCCACAAGCCGGATGGGAAGTTTGTGCATGGTGCAAAGGCTGATTTTGCAAGGATGCTCGGATTTAAGAGCGGGGCAATAGTTAGCGATTGGGAATCAGGGAAAAGCGACTCGTACAAAAATTACCTTTTCCAGATTTCCGCTTTAAAAGGCGTATCCGTGGAGTGGCTAAAGGGCGAAACGGATGACCCGGGCATAAAAAAAGCCCCCGGCATAAATGCCGAGGGATTGAGCGCAGCACGGAAAGCGTTGCTTGATGCAGTTGATGGTTTGACCGATGAGCAATGCGAGAAGCTATTGGGCATTGTGCTGGAAGCTAAAAGGGTGCTGTAATGCCGTATGCGATTACACCTGCCATTGCGGTTGCTTCATTGCTTGGTTAGCTACCGACCAACTGACGGTAAGGTCTTTTTCGTAGTCGCTGCACGGATTATTTTTGCCGCAGCCTACAATATAATAGTCCCCACAAATAGACCGCCGATAAACAACATGGCTGCAATCCGCACACGCAAGGCTTTTGCACTGTGGAAGCCCGGCGGATTCAATAAATGCGGACACACGAGTTTTACTTTTTTCTTCGTACAGTTCGGTTTCCAGTCTCCTAATTTCATCCTTTAACTGCTTCCTTGTCTTGAACATCCTGCAACCTCCTTAAAACATATTCAACCTGGCGGTCTGTCAGCGTCGTGATTTCCTCTTTCAGCCGTTCCCGTACAGGTGTTTCATTAAGTATACCACATTTTTGGGGAAAAATCATCATTTGTACGCCCTCCAAGTAAAGTATTTTCACCTTTACCCTAAAAAACGACATTTGTTGCATAGTTCAGGGCAACAAAATCGTAGAAAATAGAAATTTTGTTCTACCCTCCCCATCCCCGCACCGGACGGGGAGGGTATTGCCCACGAATCACCTAACGGTTTATCGTTTGCGCCTCTACCATATCAAAAACAAATCGGGTGGTGCAATCCCGAAAAAGGCAATATCCCCAAATTTGGGGTTTGCAAAATAATGCGGGCTATGCCCGAAAAAGGGGAAGAAGGCAATAAAACATGGAGAAATCGTTGCAGGACACTTGTCGGGACGCAAAACTGGAACAGCACATCACGGCGCAGGAGATAGCAGACCAATCCGGTGTGCCTTTATCCAGCGTCAACAACTTTTTCGCATCCACATCTAAAGCACCAGGCGTGTATGCGGCTGGCCCCATCTGCAAGGTGCTGGGGGTGTCTATGGACCGTTACTTTGGCATTGTAGAGGTTGTTTTGGCGCAAGACCAAATCAAGCAGCTCCAGCAAGTCCATGACGAGGATGTGCGCCTTGCACGGATAGAGGGCGCATACGATGAGCTGTCCAAATCAGCAGAGGAGCAGAAGAAAAAAGCAAGGCGGCAGCGCACGATGCTGTATATCGCATCGCTGCTGTCCGCTATCCTGCTGGGTATAGTTACATGGTATGTGGCGCTTGATTACCGTGTGCTGGACGAAGGCCTGATCCGATCCAGGACATCCGGAACGATTGCATGGATTGTCATTGCACTTTTGGCGGTGGGTATCGGCGTACTTACATCCGTGCTATTGTCCACTCTTGCGGCGGACAAAAAATCCAAACAAGGCGAGGAAGCAGAAAATGAGCAACTGCATTAAATGCGGAACAACTCTTGTCCCGGGCGCTGTATATTGCCATATCTGTGGCAAAAAACAGGTAACAGAGCGGCGCAAGGCATTGAAGCGGGCAAACGGCACCGGAACTGTATACAAACTGGCTGGGCGTAGAAAATCGCCTTGGGTGGCCGCAAAAAACAAAGTGATTATCGGGCATTATGAGCGCAAAACGGACGCTCTGGACGCTTTGGAGCGGTTGAGCGGCAAGAGCTTAACAGAGCGGTATAATATGACCTTTGCAGAAGTCTTTGATGCGTGGAAAGAGGAGCATTACAAGGAGATCGGCAAGCAGGGGATAGAATCATATAACAATGCCTACCGCATATTTACGCCGTTGCACGGGAAAAAGTTTCGCGATCTCCGCACCGCAGACTTTCAGGCCGTACTTGACCCACACATGACCAAGAGCCATTCCACCGTGAACAAGTACAAGCAGCTCATAACGCAGATGTCTAACTGGGCAATCCGGGAGGAAATCTGCACAACAAATTTTGCAAAGTTTGTCCGGCTGCCAGAAAATGTAAAAAAAGAAAAGGACATCTTCACGGAGGAAGATATCCGCAAAATGGAATCCGACAACAGCGATGCGGCGAAAATTGTCTTGATGCTGCTGGCAACCGGTATGCGTATTGGAGAGCTGTTTTCTTTGCCGCTGGCTGACTGTCACGGCGATTATGTGATCGGCGGCGAAAAAACAGAAGCCGGACGAAACCGAATCATCCCCATTCGCCCGGAGGGGAAACAGTATTTTGCTTACTTCTCCAGTCGCGCAAATGGCGAACTACTTTTATCCGGCTACGATGGGCAAAAAGTCCCGGCAAACTTCCGCAGGCGAGATTTTTACCCACTCCTTGACCGGCTGGGCATTGTGCGCAAGACCCCACACGCCACACGCCACACATACGCGTCCCGGGCGGTAAAAGAGGGATTGCCCCCGGAAATGCTCCAAAAAATACTCGGACACGCCGATTATTCCACCACCGCAAACATATATACGCACATCGACGCGCAGACACTTGTGGATGCTGTTACTAACACGTTACTAACAAATAAAAAATAAGCAAAAAAGAAAAGCCTTGAAACCGTTGTGTTTCAAGGCTTTTTCTGGTGCCCCGTCGGGGATTCGAACCCCGGACACCCTGCTTAAAAGGCGTAAGCCAGTTCGAAAAGAGCAGTATATTGTTGCAATAAAGCGGTATACCACGGTATTTATCGGTGTTTTTC